TCACCGGCACACCATCTACACAAATGAACAGTCTGCCTGCATCATAAGTCTTGATATCTGTAGCCGGAACTACGCTTGCCCTCGTGTACTTCCCGCCTGCCATTGCCTCACGGCAATTGACATTGAGGGTAAACGCTTGATTAGCCATTCCTTCCACGTGGGGCTGTGTGGCCAACGCAGTGATGATGTCCTGAGGCGCTCCGCTGAGAGCATCATATGAATATGACAGAACAACTTGTCCCGCCTTACCACCATCCGCAAATACGGAAACCAGTGGCTTGTACGTGAATGAGAGCTTCATCAACTCATACTTCTCGTACAATTGCGCCATGGGCACGATGAAATTGAAGCAACCACCAGTTGTGCTGTTCTCGTCTAACGGGAGAGCAGGTTGAACAGTGTATTGGTTCGTGACATGGTACCCACTGTCTGGCACGGTTACAGTTCCAATCATTTCTGTTTCGGAAATAATTGGGTCCTTCCCGTTTACCAAACCTGGTTGAACTGAACGTGTCTTAGGCTTCGCCAAAACCACAGTCTTCGCGATGCTTCTGCTTCTTAACGATTGTCCAGCTCCGTATTGTTGGGTGCCCGTATTGTATTGCGACGTCTTAATGTTAAAATCCAAGAATCTAGCCTTGGCCTTCTTAGACATCGCAGCCCATTCGGCTTTGGGCATGCCTTTCGGCTTAGGGACCTGGCCCTTCATAATCGAATTTTGGGGTAAAGCACAAATCCCCAATGTCTGGCAATGAGACACAAAACCAAGAGTTTTGTAGTAGCCAATCTTCCAGAGAAGATCTTCGATCTTTTTAATCTCTGGATTATGCCTGAGCTCATGCTCGAATTGGTATACAAATTCCCAATCCGGTCGTTTTGACAACAACCTATAGAGCGATTTTGCCCACGGAATTAGTTTGCCACAGCCATCTTTTTGGATGACACGGGAACAGAAAGTGAAAGGCTCATCCTTCCTGGTAACTTGTCTGTCCGTGATACGCACACCAAACTGCGCATAATCACGCCCTAAATCCGACTCTACACAATCATCACCCATGGTGCAGGCCCAAGACTCGTCTAGGCGCCCTAATCGTAGAGCTCCCATATGAGCTAAGGAAATCCTTCCCCATGAGTTATCTCGTGCGGTCGTAAATCTACCTGATTTCCAAACAATCCACTCTTTACCAAGATCTCCTTCAATGTAGACCTCAAGCAGACGCCCGTCAGAGAGCATCCACGGAGTCTTATAAGAAAGCAAAACATCTATCCTCATAAGCTCGTATCGAGTGGCG